TTTATTTTTATCCATTATTCGGAAAGAATACTTTCAATAATTTGATTGAAGACTTTTGTTTTATTGGCAAGAGGATCTTCAGACCCTCTCCAATTAGAATGCCAATTAGTAGCAGCACGATAATGAAGGAACTTACCATCCAGATGTAACTCAAAATTATATCCGCCAGCATCTTTTTGCAAATCAATGTCGTTGTAATGAGTTGGATACTCTGGAGATTCTTTATCAGTTACCTTCATATCAATTTTATTTCTTTTAAAATAATGATAGGTCTGACCACCAGTATCAAGCATATGCCCATCAACATAATCGATATTAAATTTAATATCTGAGTCCAATTCCATAAGTTTTGGCATATTGAAAAACATAATGCCATTCCACATATACTTAATGTGTCCTCTAACTTGTGGAAGACCTGCGACCACACAATCAGAAACATATTCTTCAATATCAAAATCATCAATCAGAAACATATCAGAATCTGACCAAAAAACTACATCGGAAGAACATTTCTTTTTTACAATTTTATCAAATGCCCATTGAATTACATTACCAACTTTTGTTGATGGATCACTGTGCTCCAAATCCGTTGGAGTTTTATAATATTCATATCCATCGACAGAACAGATATTTTTAAACTGCTCTGTTATTTGTGGATCTATAGAATCATCAACAATATGAAATGTATATTTGTTCTTCAAAAATTTTTTAAAAAGTTTATCCTGAAGAACTACAAAGTCTGGACGATTAACGACCGAAGTAAAAATGTGAATCATAGTTGTGCAGCAAGCCAGTCTTCAAGTTTCATTGATGGTTTCCAACCAAAGGTATTGCAAAGTTTCTGATTGTTAGCAAGACTTATCATCGCCTCACCTAGACGAGGAGCAATATTAACTGTTTCATGATCAAACATTTCAGCAATTTGATTAATGGAATAGTTATTACCAGTTCCAACATTATAAACTTGACCAAATGCTTCTGGGTCAGGATTTGAAATTGCTGCCATAATATTCGCACTTACAACATCACCAACATAGGTAAAGTCACGACGTTGATTTCCATCACCAACAATTGTCAATGGATCTCCTGCGGAACGTTGGCGTAGGAAAATACCAATCACAGGAGCGTATTGACCCCTAAGAGGTTGACGTTCTCCATATACGTTAAAGTAACGGAAACAAACTGTTTGAAGACCAAAAAGATCTGTATACATCTTACACAGTTTTTCCCCATTAACTTTCGAAACTGAATAAGGATTCAAACAGTCATCAGATTGAGTCTCAACATTAGGAGTTTCATTCAACCCATATCCAGAAGAAGTAGAAGAATACATCACACGCTTCACACCTGCTTCACGGGCACATTGAAGAACAGTTACTGTTCCAACAGAGTTGATGCTGACTGCTTCAATAGGATTTTCAATGGCAGGTTGAATACGTGCTTCTGCCGCAATATGAAACACATAATCTACGCCATCATAAAGAGGGCGAGTGTTTTCATAATCACGGATATCGTATTTGTAATTTTGTGCTTTATCATTCCAATAAAAATGATCATGAGCATCAGAATACTCATTATCAATTACCACAACTTCATGACCCATTTCAAGAAGGCGGTCTACAAGATTAGAACCAATAAATCCAGCACCACCAGTAACTAGTGATTTAGTCATACAACTCTCTCAGGTAAAAAATAGTTTTTATTAAAGTTAAAACATTCTTCAGTGGGATAACTTGTCAATGGATTGACAGTTCCATGATACCCACTTGTTTGGAAGAAAAATGGATCATCAAAAGTATAAACATTAAACCAACGCTGAATCTCAGCAAATCCAATATCTTGATAATCTTCAATTACATAACCAGCATGGTAGGTTATCCTTTGGCACATTCTAACATACTCATCAGTAAGATACAATACTGAATGTCCACCAAGCATATTATACACACGATAGAGATCATCTTTAATATGCTCATATTGAACATAAGGTCCAGAATGACCATTCATTCTTCCCCAAGATGAAATACCAAGATATACTGCATCAACATCATCTGGAACTTCAATCTCTGGACGAAAGTTCTTGATTACACAGTCATCCTCAAATAAAATAAAGGGAGGATCTATCTCAGACAGACCCTTATGATGAGCAGAAGAACATCCAGCAACTGGATTATCTGGGCGAGCAACTCCTTCTACACGAATGATATGTTTAAATCCACATTCCTTTAAAAGAGTTTGCATACTCTCATTCTTTTCAGTATGCTGCTCCAAATTCATATAAAGAGCAGGTATTTCTCTAAGATCTAAGTTCATTGTGATTCTTCTTCAAGGCAATAATTTTAGGAGCAAATGGATACTCGGGATTTCCCATTTGTTCTTCTGCAAAACAATATGAAGGTGTCAGACTCAAAGTTGGTGGATTATCAATTAAATACCGATTCATTTGAGATTCATCGTGCCATAAGGCAATCACACCATTTTCAAGATCTCTGGTTACACGATCTGCAAGAACCTCTGCCATTTCAAGAAATCTCTTTGTAGAACCCCCATTAAATCCACCAGCGTAATAGTGCTCACCTTCCCCACCCACAGGCACGTATGCCAGCGACTGTGGGTTTCTATCATAAGACCTCTGCTCCTTTGGATAGAAGGACTGGTAGGGGTGCTGAGTGGCAACCAGGTCTCTTAGAACCTCATCACCAACCTTATCTACCAGACCCATATCCACATCGAAGTAGAAACAATAATCAAACTGAGAGATAAACTCCTTTTCTTTTACGAAGTAATTGTATCTCTTCAACGTAGGCATTGGCCAAGGTTCGTGGTCAATTTGACAAACTCTTACATTGTCAGATGCTTCTACTTCGTGGTCTGTGAAAAGCAAACACTCAATATCGTGTCCGTTGAGAAAGTTCTCTTCAATGTTATCAAGGAGTCTTTCAACAAACTGAATATACTTGTTTGTTGCAATAGTTAAGATGCAGATTTTCATATCGATTTACTGTAATTATTTTTTAGCAACTATGATTATATTTTTAGTATTTCCACATTCTGAATAATTATTATAAAAAGTAAATCCATCATCCTTTAATTTTGAAACTATACAATTATAATTATCATAAACATTATCAACCATTAAATTATATGTAATATAGACTATCTTACTATTTTTGATTACTTTATCATAATAATTTAATTGAGATTGAATATCAAGTTCTGAAAGAGAATAATTACTAATTAAAAGATCTATATCAGAAATACTATCTAATCGCTCACACGGAATAAATTTAATTTTTGAGTATATCTTTGAAAAGTTTTTTAAATATTTTTCTTGAACTTTTAGTCCCTCAGAAAGATCGACATTTATATATTCATCAAAATCACATAAAACACTTAAGGTTTTACATAAACCACCATATCCACCACCAATTTCAACTACTTTAGAAATCTCTTCATTTTCGCAGATTGAACTCAAGTCTAAACAATTTTTAATATATCTGAGAGTAGTTGGTGATATTTTACCACCACCATAAACAAATTGTTTAGGATTTCCAATCAAATCATTTTCTAAAAATTGATCCAGATTTTCATCATAAATTTCTTTACCAACCTCTTGAATATGGTCAAAATATTTTTGCCCCAACTCAAAATCAACGTGCTCAAGAATAACATTATATTCTGGCAATACTTTAAAATTAGAAAAGACTTCATCATCTTCTAAAATTTTATTACAAATATCAATATATTCTTTTGCATCATTTGGGTTAATGTCCCAACCATTAAAATTTTCCATAAAAATAATTTACAAATTTACTTTAACAACTTTTTAGATAATTCTTCGATTGTACTATGATCAGCAATATTATATATTGGATCTTTGTACTTTAATAATTTTACTTTGGAATACTTATTCATTTTAAATTCATAATTTTCTCTAACTGCAATAGACCATATAACATCTTCACCTTCTCCCCAAACTAATTCATCATTCAAAGGAAACTCTATCATAACATTTTTTTTAGAAACCCAATAGGCCCCAGAAAAATACATGTATTTTGTGAATCTTTCTTCATCATAAGGAAGAAGACACTTCATTCCAGGTTCAACACTTCTGCCAATTAATTCATTCCTCTCACCATAAGTACTCACATTCCTAGGATCGTTCCACATACAAAGACACCAATCACGATATCTTGTTTCATCCGGATTTACAATTTTAGTCATACATAAATCAAAATTATTACCAAACTTCAAAAATCCAGTATACCAATCATTATCAAATTTAATGTAATCGTGCAGATATACTATGTTTTCAAAACTAGCACAATTAGTAACAATATTTTTTTTCTTAGTAATCCAAGATTTTTTTATAGTTTCGTCAAACTTTATTACTTCAGTTTTATTTCTGATAACCTTAGAATTTCCAACGACTATAATTTCATAATTTGGAATATTTTGAACTTCAATGCTATCAATAATTTCATTAATTTTGTCATCTTCCGTTCCATTAGTAATAATACCAAAGGTAAAATCCATAATTTAAATATTCCTACAATAATCGTTTGACATAATCACTACAAATTCCATGACAATTAAATGCTTTTAGATCAGTAAATAACTCTACTGACATATTCCACTCTGGCATAACAATTACTGATTTTGGAGTATAAGTTTTACCAGGATAAGTCCAAATATAATTTTTACTCGTCAAAGTAAAATCATCCTCTTGGTGCCAAAAATAATTGAACCCTTCGGTTCCATAAGAAAACTCATAGAGTGATTCAATATTTTTACAATGAATCCATAAAAAATCTTTGTACTTAGATAACCAAAACCAATCTACATGATATTGTGGTTCATCGTGACCAAGATAAAATTTTCTATCATACGTATCATATCTAATATCAATTTCAACGTGGAATCCTTCTATTAGTGCTTTTTCCAGATATTCTGGGTTATTCTCTTCCAAAGGATTTGATCCATCAATATTACCTCGATGTGCTATAAGTTTCATTGCTTATAATGCTCCAAGAAATAATTAAGATCTTCAGGAGTTCCAATTCCCCACATCTTTTCAATATCTTTGATTCGAATTTTTTTTCCATCTTGAATTGCTTCATTGAAGACTGGGCAGACATAGAACTCATTATTAGTTCTGATATTTTTCTCAATCATTTGTTCGGCATATTTCACATAGTCAGAACCTTTCTTCCAAAAATAGATACCAACCGTTGCATTATCACTGATTGGTTTTTTCTCAGCAACCTCAGATACAAAACCATCCTCACCAACCTTGGCATAGGACCACTTAGGATGAGTCGCCTTGAAACTAACAATACCACCATCAATACCATCGGCATTAAATGCATAGAGACATTCATTACTGTTCCACTCCACAAACTGGTCAGAGTTTGCCATTACAAGTGGAGAATCATTATTAATGAACTCTTTGGCAAGTAGAGTAGTGCAAGCAGCACCTTCAGTAACACCATCCACCTGAACAATATTGCAGTTAGGAGCAATCAAGTTTAGAAGATATTGAAGACTATACTTCTCATAATGTTCCTTCTGAACAATAAAAGTATAATTTGCTTCAATATTAAGATTCTCAACTACCACTTGAATCATTGGTTTACCATTCACTTCAATCAGTGGTTTAGGAAAGGTATATCCAGCATTCGCAAAGCGACTACCAGCACCTGCCATAGGAATAAGAACATTCATTTTATCAGACTTCCAGGGTACTGCTGTAAGTTTTTTAGATGCAAAAGTTTTAAAAACTTTATCTATTTTTTCTTGATTTAAGTCATATCTATTTTCTATTGCTATTAGATGTGACTTACTATCTAAAGCACCTTGCCTACCAATATGACTATCTTCAAAAATTATAGTGTCTTTTGGAAGTGCATTACAAGCGGTCATACATTTCCAATACATTTCTGGAAATGGTTTATTTCGAGTTACATCTTCATTACTAACACAGTAATCAACAAACTCTAATAAACCCAATCGAAGCAAAACTAATTTGACAGTATTACGAATACTATTACTTGCAACTGCAACTTGATATCCTCTGTGTTTAAGTTGCTGAAAGTAATGCATTAATTCATAGTCGTGCTCTAAATCAGAAAAAAGTTTAAGAGTTTCTTTTTGCTTGTCTTCCCATATTTGCTGATGCTTATCTACTGGAAGTCCCTTTTTTTCAGTGAGCATTGCAAGCTTTTTTGAAGTAGGGAGACCATCATAAACACTGAGGTGCTCTTCCCGACTTATAATATAATCATATGAAACATTTTTCAAAGCACGATTGAGTGCTTCATAATGTTGCTCCCTACTATCAACAAGAACTCCATCAAGATCAAAAATTACTAACTTATTCATACAAAAAATTTATAACAGTATCCTTTGTGATATTAAAAGAATTTAATACTTTATCATCGATCAATAAATCATAATGAATTTTACCCATTACAAGTTGATCGTACTTCAATCCCCAACGATTTAATTGTTGAATAGTTTTAGAATATAGTTCACTGTAAATAAGTGCCACATTCCCTTTGAATTGGGACATTCCTCTTGCAGTATATATGACTATTTTATGACCATCATTATGCAAAGAATTAACCAGATCAATAACACTTTGATCTGGTTCACAATAATCATACTTGTTAGGTCCCAGATGTTCGTACTTGCTAGAACGATAGCAAATAACATCATCAAGATCAAACGCAATAGTTTTTAGTTTGCTCATTTAATAATCTAAGTTTAGATTTAATTCTTTTCTGTATGATTTTATCAGCAGATGAAAAATTTGATTTTATTTTATCTACAAACTCTTTATCAGATAAAACATAGTGACCACAGGTTATTATAAGTTGGTCTTTTGAAACTCCTTTAAGATTAGGAATCCATTTTTTCCACTTACTAGAATTATAGCATATCTGATAGAATTCTTCAAATAATTTATCGTCTTTCTTACATTCTTCCAAATAATACTCAGATTCTATTTGCCCATACTCTGGTGCGATATTAATTGCATCAAGTCCAGATTGAAATCTCATCTCAACATCAAATGAATCTGTAAGATAATCTCCATTATGCTCTTTACTGAGTATTCCAAAGTCCTTTACAACTTGAATAAAATTCTGCAATCTTCGATTATTAAAATTTCCTGTATTTGTTCTTGTAGATAAATCTAAGCGAGTTCCAGACTGAACAACCGCATACTTTATTTGTTGAAATTGGTCACACTCCAATGAATTTTTAAGATATTTTAAAAACCAGTTTAACTCTTTTGGTTCATATTTAAATATTGCTTCTTCAGTTCCAACTTCATACATTACATTAGGATTTTGATTCCAAAGTTGTATCAAAATTTCTTTTGTTTTTTCTGCTGCTTGCTCTATAGAGTTAGAAACTCTAAAAGGATCAATATGGATAAGATCAAAATAAGAACAATCTTCAATAAAGGATTTTACTCCATCATCAGGATCCTTTCCCTGTAATTCCCCACCGTGATCCCTACAAAGTAGAATAGATGAATTTTGTTTTTTTACATACTCAGAAAATATTTTAGTATTCCAATTATTCACATATCCACCGCAGTAATCAACCTGCCTTCTCGAAGGGATCAACCCAACAGAATGTTTTTGCCCATGTTTAATAACACAGTCAACAACATTTTTACTCATCGGGCCTATGTAATACTTGGGGAAACTCATAGGATTTTTACAATCTTTCTTTCGGGATGGTTTTGAAAATCAATAAACTCAAATTTAACATTATACTTATCAACATATTCATAAAAAGCTTTTTGTTCATGATCATTACAATTAGGATCGTAATTATAAATCCACTCATCAAAAACAATAATTGTTCCACTTTTAATGTATGGATGTAAATAATTAAAAATAGTTTTAGTAGAAGAATATAAATCACAATCAATGTGAAGAAGACTAATAGTATCTACCTCTTCCAAATATTGTGGAATAGTATCTTCAAACCAACCTTTATAAAATTTTACGCCATCAGTATTAGGAACAATACCATCTGTACTAAAAAATCCCTTATAACACGGTGTATTTGTCCAATCCTCAGGCAATCCTTCAAATGAATCGAAACCAAAAACTTTGTAAGAATCATTAAATTTTTTTCTAATTATATCAATGGTTCTTCCACTATAAACACCGAATTCGAGAATATGTTTATATTCTAGATTAATTATTGAAGACACATATAAAAACTGCTCTTCTAGCAGATTGTGTTGATGCTGACCTGCTGCATTATTAGTAGTCATTTAAAATTCTCCTGAATATTAAGATAAAGGTTATACTTTCCAAAATAATATAAAAACATATCAAGAGGATGTTCGTGAAGTGGAGACATATTCAACCATATTAAAGATGTGAGAATTTCAATATTATTAAAGTTTATGTTTTTATCTTCACAAAATTTCCTAAGAATATTTTTACAATCAATCAAAGATTTTTTAATATAAACATCACAATTTATTTGTTTAGAAAAATCTATCTTAAAATAATTGTTATGTAGCATTTCATGATTAAGAATAAGATTATGATTTAATTTCGCCAGATCATAATTCATATCTCCTGATTCAATTATACCATTAAAATCCTGTCTCCAATCAATTAATGTAAATGAATCTGAGATTAAAATATTGTCCAAGATAAAATCGCCATGAAATCCTGTTGGATTTGGTCCAATAATATCTTTGAAATTTATTTTAGATACAAGGTCTTTAATTCTAGGAACTTTTAAACCATTAATGCAATCAACATTATCAGTTAAATTATGTTTATCTAAAAATTTTTCAATCCTCAATAAAGTTTTATCTTTATAAAATGACAGGGCATTATTATAAAAATTTTCTTGCTCTCTTTCTACCCATAAATTATCATTCGCCCAGTTCAATAATTTTGAAAACTTATCCCTATCTACAACATCTGACATTAAATCGGCATTAATATATTCGTACTTATAAAAGTTTTCAGTACTATCTAAAAGTTTAGGCACTAAGTTATCTAAACTTTTAGTTCTCAAAACTCGGTCATAACAAATTTTTTTATTATGAAAGAACTTAATTACAAAGTTATCAAAGATGAAGATATTTTCATCTTCTTTATCAAGAACATGAATTGTCCCCTTTATTTTTGATCTAGTTCTTTTGAGTGCATCAATATTTCCAATATCATACCACTCATCAACTGATAAGACAGAAAAATCATTCATTTTACGAATAACATGGCAATCACTTAGATCACTGGTACTTACTTTTTGGAGAATATTTTTACAAATTTCCCAAAATACATCATACTGTCTAATACCAGAAACTCCAACATAAACAAAGTCAAAGTTTTGTTCACCTTTCTCATTAATGGAAGCAATTTTTCCATTAACACAATTAATAGTTCTATATGATTGACTGTTATCTCCGGTACCACCGATAGACCAATTAGTAGAAAAATCTATATTTGAAATGTAGTTGTTAGGAAGAACAGTATCACAAGCATGAAAAACAAATGGACATTGCAAATACTCTTCACATAAAGAGATGGAATAAAGTAAACTACTCCCATCACCAGTATAATTATCAACCTCAACAAATTGAATGTTTCGGTCGCTATGTGCAAGAGTTAGATACTGTTTTACATGAGACCCATAATGCCCAAGAGTTACAATAAACTCAACATCTTGTGGATAAGTCTCAATGATATGAGATATAACAGGTTTATCTCCAACCCGAACTAAACTCTTATTTGTGAACTTAGTTAAATTACCAAGTCTAGATCCAAGACCACTAGTTGTAAGTAAAACTTTATACTCTGCCATATTTGTCATCCAATCTTACAATGTCATCCTCACCAAAGTATTCGCCCAATTGAACTTCAACAAATACTAAATCATCTTCCCCAATATTTTTAACTTGATGCTTTACCTCTTTTGGAATAACAATAATATCACCTACTCTATAATAATTAAAAACATCATCTATTTTTACTTGAGCAGTTCCCTTCACAATTACCCATATTTCACTCCTTTTAAAGTGATATTGATAACTAGGAGACTCTCCAGGTTTAACAATGATCTTTTTCACCTTTGTATATTCTTCATCTAGAAGATTAGTGTAGGAACCCCAAGGTTTATTGTGTATTTCCATTTTCAACCTTCCAATTTAAAGGCAACAATAGAATTGATTAATCCATTACTATTAAATTTGATAACGTCAATTACATCCAATTTTTCTTCACCATTGACAAGTATGAAGATCTGAACAGCATAAGAAGTTTCGGAATTTGAATAGAACTTAATAGGAGTTACATGAATAGTATTAACACTATTAAAAATATCACAATTCGCAGCGACAACATTTTTCTTACCGCTAGCAAAAATATTCCAGTCTTTTAGTTCTATATCATTAGAGAACATTTTTGAAAGTTCATCAATATTTTTATCAGAAAATACTTTAAAGTATTTGATTAAATCATCTTTATGTTTCATAATTTCAATAACCTAATTTAGAATTGATTTCTTTTAACAAATTAATCTCATATTCAAGACCGTTTGCCATACCAATATTCCAGCAACTGTAACTGGAATTATGAATAGTATTATAAGTCAAATGAATTGAAAATCCATTTCCAACATAAAAAGTTTTTTTATTATGTGTATTTTTAAAGTTATTGAAAGGAACCTCATCAAATCCATCCGAACCAGGAGTCATTACAACCTTCCTCCAATCTTCAGTTTTAATCATAAAAACACTATTTGTATAATATGGGCAAGTAAATTCTTCAATAGAATAGTCTTGTTTATCAGTTATCCTATCAAAATTACTAATAATATATTCGTTCAAAATAATCTGCGCTTCTGCACAAATACGAATAGGATGAATACCCTTATAATAATGATTAATTTTACTAACCCCCTCATAGAAAGCGTTAGAATCCCAAGATCTTGCTTGTAGTGTGTATTCATTTAAAGGTGAATAATCAACACCCCACAGACCATTTGGCATATTTCTTTTCAAAAAGTCAGAATAAATCTGTTCTTTTACAGATTCATCAGTTACAAAAGACTCAATAAATCGATCAACCAAAGGGATGTTATTAGAAAGTAACGGAGCCAAAATAAAGTTATCATCAGAATCAAGCACTTTAACATTTTCAATCATGTAATCCCATACATGATTTCCAATGAAACAATCTTCATCAAGTTTTACGGAATACTTAGTATCTTGGGATAAAGCATATTCAACTTTTGCCATATAGTTATATCCAGAGTTGAATAAAACTATATTAGTCTCAATACCATCAAGTCTCTCAAAATCAGCAGTATGAGTGGATAAAATATTAACTCGTATTTCTCTTTTATTTTCTTCTTTAATACGATTTAAAAAATATTTTGTTATATTCCAAAAATTAGTGGAACGGTCATGAGCAAGATAATTAATAGTAATCATAATGTACGCTTAAATGAATTTAATATTTACTGGGTATCCAATTCCCACCATGTATGTATACCCCTACTATCGGTGTCTATCCCATAACCGTCTAACAAACACTTCAATGTTGGATACTTTGTGAAATTCCAAAGACCTTCGGAAAGAGCGTGCATATGGGGGAATATAATAGAGTTTGTTGTCCTATATTCCCTAACTGTTTTAGCATTTTGAATACTATAAGTATTCTTACTTCTCATAAACGATAAACAATCTTGATCTTCATTCTGGTTTTTTGCTTTATCTAACTTATCAGTAAACTCTTGAAATGCAGTTTTTTTCCATATAGCTGGTTGAAAAATATGACTATCTTCTTTGTAAAAATAATAGTCATCATAACCAGTAAAAATACCATCCTGAGATTCAACCACACTATGATGAGCATAACTTAGCAAATAATCCCAAGAATTTTTGCTCATAAAATTATACATTTCATCTAAAATTTTTCCAGAAACTATCCCAGTAGGAATCCAGTCTTCATGTATAAAAAGAAGATATTCACAATCAATTTCTTTTAAAATAGAATTGATTCTTTTTGTCCATACAATATTATCAGTATAAGTGTGCCTAATCCAACTTTTAGGAATACCATACTTTTCAATATCATCAATTGTATTATTGTATGCAAAATGTATTTCAATATCTTTTACATGTTCGTTTATCTGCCCAATGAGAGCACTCCAAATAAATGAACAATCAGAATGTGTGTAAATGAATAAGGGAATTTTAGATTTCATAGTCTTTTGAGATCAATGTGCGAAGCATAAAATTTTTCTATCGGGAATTGCCAATTTGTATTATGTGGAAAAGTTCCCGATAGTCCTAATGGACTTTCATTATAAAGAACATCTCCATATAAAGAGCATTCTTTTAAATCATATCCCTGTTCTTCTAAAAAAAATCCATAACAACCTTCACAATATCCCGTTTCCTCTTTATTAGATGGTAAAAATTTATCTGCTCCCATATCAAGCATTTTTTTCATTACTTTATTTTTACAAAAAAATATAGGACCATAACACCCAAGACCGGAAAAAACGTATTCATAGTTTGAGTTTAAATTTATATTTTCACCCCATGAATTAAAGTTTCCTATTGTTCTATCAAAATAACATAAAATTGTTAAATCTTTTTTCTTTAAGTAATCCATATTATCTTTTACCACCATAGAGTCGTGTAAAAAATAATAAAATTCCTCATCAGGATACTTTTTATAAGTATGCCAATATGCACCAATCATCCAATTGTGATTTTTAACATCTTCAACAATCACATCATACTTACTTAAACTAGAAAAATAAGTTTTGTCATTTGAATCACTATCAACAACAACTATTTTTTCAACAGGATGATGTTTTCTTATAGATTCAACTAATTCAATGATAAATGGAAACTTTTGATTATACTTACAAGGAATTACAAACATATTTCTTCAATTAACTTTTAATTAAAAATAATAGATCGTCCCATCTCCCCTTTTTATCACGAAGATCAATACATTCAACAACATATTCAATGTCATTATCAATAGATTGGCATACTTTTTCAGATTTATCAATCAACAAATCAAACCATTCAATACTCTGCACATCTTCAATTACAAAAAGTCCATTTTGCTTTAATTTCGGCAAATATAATTCTAAAGATTTTAGTTGACTTTCCAATGTATGCGGTCCATCATCAATAATAATATCAAATTCTCCTATGTTTTCAGAAAACTTTTCATCATAAGCATCGCCAAAATGCATAGTTACGCCAGCAATATCCCTATATTTTTTATCTATTTTTTCATCAGAAATATCAACGCCAATAATAGATTTAGAATTTAAAAAATATTCTTTCCATAATTTTAAAGAACCACCAGTTTCTATTCCAATTTCTAATAAATCAATTTCCTTTTCTCTATAAGTTTTAAATTCTTTTTCATATACATTTTCAATATAACTATGGCAAGTATTTTTATCAGTTCCTCCTTTATCATAACCTTCATTAAAAAAATCAGAATCTAAATTAAATTCTTTCAAAATATCAATCAATTTCATTTTTTTATATTTTAATATTTCATATCTATGTAGATGTCTTTCATATACGTTTATATTAGAATTCCAAAGACTTTTCAAATTACCACCACCCATGCCAATCCAAAATTCGCAGTTATGGCGTATAGAAAGTATGGGGGGAGTTTTGGGAAATTTAATTTCATCAATGGTGGGAAGTTTTTTAATATAAGAAGAATTTGCCCACCAAAAATTTCCAGAATAATGAATAGTAGGTTCATTAACCAAATCAACTCCACAAGAATCATATTCTTCCAATGTATCAAAACACTTTTGATATTGATTAACATTAAAATAAGTCATATATTTACGCCAATCATCTATACAAGGATTATCTGGGGTTGTTACTCCTTTTGTATGCACATATAAAATTTTACAATTTTCATCTATTGAATCTGAAAATGTTTTAATTAAATTTAAAGTAAAAAATTCTCCAGTTTCAACATAAAGATGTTTATGAATTTTAATCTTGCTGTGTGGTTGAACGGTCAATTCACCCCCTCCAACCACAGAAAGATTTAACAAATTAACTTTATCCATCAATCCAGATTGTATTATTTCAGAATAAATTTCATCAAAAATTTCTTGATATTTTCCAATCGTTGCTATGTGAAAATATATTACACTTGGAATGACATTTTCCATAAGTATTTTTTTAAATTATAATCCAATCTGGAAGATAAAGATTGCTGAGATCTTTAGAAGCATCTGGTCCAGCAAACCAAATACTTGGGGCAACTGTTTTTTTACTCTTTGCCAACCAAGAACCCCACCAAGAGAATGAAGAATTAGCAATAATGTGATATGCGCAAAGAGATTGGAGACAAAGATCAACGCCTGTGCTGTTTCCTTCTGCAAAGATAAAACGATCTCCCTGAAAAACTTCTTGCTCCTTACACCACTCAATATCATCAGAAAAGATCATAACTGGAATGTCTTCTGGCATATGAGACAATCCCTGAGCATAATATTCAAGAGTTTGAACTGGATGATGTGGATATTGTAAATAATCACCCCTACGAAGGTGAATGGCAATTACTTCAATATCACCAAAGTTAGACTTAAATGCCTCTTCAGTTGGTTGTTTAATATCATCAACAAATGTGAACGCCTCACGAATTTTATTTTCAATATGCTTAAAATATTTTTCAGTCTGAAAATATCCATAAAGGCTAATATTATCTGGACAATTTTCCCAAAGATTTCGATCTAATCCAAAAGTTGACTCTTGAATTCTTGGGAAATTAGTAACTTTTCTTATAGCATCAGGAATGTTAAAACACTCAAATAATGTAATATCTGAATTTGCACAGTTAATATCGCGTGTTGCGACAACTTGTCTTGGAGGAAGACAATACTCATAACTATGCTTTGCAGCAAGACCACGAAGGGCAGCATATTGAAACATCTGGTTTCCAAGTCTACCCAAATTTCCCAGATCATCATTTGCAATCATATTTTTTCCACAATTAAGTATCCCATATAATTATACAAAAAAAGGAGAGTTTATGCAACTCTCCTTAGGTCTTTCAGGCTCGCCACTTGCCCTTTGACTGGAGGCAAGAAACCAGGCGGGAGAGAGTCCCATCCGCACCAACGTCATTTGAGAGATGCCGTAAACTCATATAGGGTCATATTTGACTCCACCACTTAGTTTTAAGAAACTAAGAAAAGTTGGGTTAACTTTGATATCTCGGTAATACCAAAGAATGCACATAAGAATAATACATCCCAAAGTTTAAGTTTAATGGCAAAAGGTACTGTTAGAAATCCTCCAATAACTTTGACCAGCAAACCATATTTAAAATCTCCCCATAACATAGTTTGATAACCAATTATAAGAAGAAGGTTCCCAAGATACCTTAGGACACTTGTTTTAGACATAAGGGGTTTGCTCCCGACCAGTGCTGTTAACGTCCATCCGTGACGATTAATCCCAATCTTCAATGTCATCAGGATCAATGTAGCAGGGTTGATTAGTCAACCATTTCGCATATTCAATATCTTCCATTGCAACAGAACATTGCATAGAATTATCAAACAAATAAACGTCATTCCACCTTTTAGAATAATAATCTTGCGTTTGAAGACGAAAATCTGGTTTTCCGTTTAGTTCAATAATTCCTTTTTCAACGAATCTAAATCCTTCTCGTTCAAGAATAACTTTGGTACTCATGCAACCTCAATAGACTCAAGATCGGCAAGAACGTATTCCATAAGCATTTCATAATCGTCAAGTGGGTCACCAGAAAATACCACTCCCTCATTTTCATAGAATCGGCGAACCTTTTTATAAAGTTTCGGACTCTTTACATCAAGGTAGATTTCCCCGTTAGCAGCGAGACGAAGAGTGCTAACATCTTTCTTGAATTTTTGGATCAGAGACATTGTTTTGTTTTGTTTGCTCTAGTATTATAAGGGGTTTAGACTTGTGTGTCAAGTGTGCCAGTTAATGAACTGGCGATCGGGGTGGAGAGGATCGAACTCCCGACTTTCTGTTCCCAAAACAGACGCGCTACCTCTGCGCTACACCCCGTTACACCGTTATTTAGTTCGGTGTATAAACATTATACCCATTATTGGAACGGTTGTCAACCCCATACCACATATAAACAACCAAACTGGACTATGTGCCAGATATTCTACAATATGAAAGATCATTTTACATATGCGTGTTCAAGTGACCAAATAATCAATAAACCTATTATACCAAAAATAGTCATTGCTGAAAATATTGTGCTACTCATATTTTCTTTTTCCATATAAAAGATTAGTTAAGAGTAATTTTAAGAAATGGAAGTAATGGTGGAATAACACCAATCAACCTTAAAAGTCCCTCAGCAAATAGAGCAAGAACCACCCAACCGACGCACATACTAATGATAGAAGCATTACGGTTGTGTCGTCGTATTGCTGCATCGATCATCTCCTTAACTTCTGAGCGTGTAATAAACTCTTCATGCTCATACATCATTTTTCATCACCAAGAAACTTTGCCAGAGGGTCTTTCCTCGTTTTGGAAATTTCAACTGCTCTCTTATAGAACATATTATCGGTGTTCCCAGAGGCTTCAAAAGTCTCCTTGATCTTCACCCAATTATCGTAGGTGTGCTGATCCATAGGGTTTTAAGTTGAATACTACTAATTATACTAGTGAGTATTTCTACTATGTCAAGTTTGTGTTGATACAAAAATATAGATTAAAAAAATCTAAAATTTTGTAATATTTGTAACGGAAGCGACTGGATTCGAACCAGTGGAGGTATTACCCTCATTTGTTTTCAAGACAAACGCAATAAACCGGACTCTGCCACGCTTCCAAATAAGTCCTCAGCGGACTTCAAAATCTAAACGTCTTACCTTACGTTGTCTTCTTGCTTCTTGAAAAGCAAGATCTTCATTAGATAAAACACCAGATTTTGATTTGGTATGTATAGAGTTTAGCATAACAACAGAGGATAAGTCAACTGCTGAAATCTTATCTCCACGAATAGTTGCCATATTTGAGCAACCACAAGATACTGTTTTCGTTTGATGCCCTTCCAACTCTCTATTACAGGAGCGGCATCTGATTTTTAAATTTTCCATTGTCTTAAATTACTCTTCTACCGTTTCTTCAATAACTTCAATTTGTTCGTCAACCTTTTGTGTTGGTTTATCTGAAAATGAACGCAACATCCATACAAACTTACCATGAGACTCCATCAAATCTTGGACCAGATTTGCAGTAGCATATGACTTCTGCGTTTCTGCTTCTTCCGAAATCTTGGACATCATATCGCAAAACTGAATGTTAGATTTCAATAAATCTGAAATCATACCTTCAGCGTTTACTGAACTATTTCCTTCGGCAATACCAGACACTTCAAGAACTCTCTTTAATCTACTGAGAGGTTTAACATTCAAATATCTCATATGTTCTGAGAGACGATCAATCTCTTCAAACATAGTCTCATACTGTCCACCAAAAAGTGTATGGAGTTGTTGGAAATCTTCCCCTACAACGTTCCAATGATAGACCCAAGTTTTATGAAAAAGGACAAAAAGAGACGCTTGTGCATCACTCAATAGTTTAAATAACTTTTCCATTATACCAATACTTTTTTCAAGTATTTATAAAGTGGGCGATACTGGATTCGAACCAGTGACCTAATCCTTGTAAGGGATCCGCGCTACCGCTGTGCCAATCGCCCAATAAATCAATCAGGATAACTAGATT